CAATCGCAGCAACACCAGAACAAATCGAAGAAATGGAAATAGAGGGTGCAAAAATGGTAGCTGAAGAAGTAAATGAAAAAATACTTGAAGACATTAAAATACTTGAAGAAGTCCCAGAAGAAATTCAAACGTTTTATAATACTGACATTGTAGAAGAACTTGAAGATGTGGTTGAGGAAGAATTAGAGGAAAATGTTGTTGAACCAGCTCCTGAAGAGGGACAAGCTGTTGTTTTCACCAATGAACCAATAGAAATTGAAATTCCCGAAAAACCTGAACCTCGTAGCCTAACAATGAAGGAACACAAGAGATTTTTGAGAACAGGTAAAATGCCATTCTAATTTTTGTTGTTTTTAATCCGTGTAGTTTTCAAATCACTGAGTATTTATTAATAAACGCAAAAATAAGCAGAAAAATTAACAATTAGATAAAATGGCAGCAGAAGAAACAATGATAAGAACGATGCCGTTCGAATACGAACCAAAAAGAGTTAACCGATTCTTTGCCGTATTCGATGACGCATTAGGAATTCAGGTTTGGAAAGTTCAAAAATTCAAAAGACCTTCGATGAAAATCAATGCAGTGCCTATTCAATATATGAATGAGCAGCAGCATGTTGCAGGTAGATACACGTGGGACACGTTGCAAGTGACATTCCTTGACCCAATTGGTCCAAGTACATCGCAGCAACTTATGGAATGGGTTCGTCTGCATGCAGAATCACTTACAGGTCGTATGGGTTATGCAGCAGGTTACAAGAAAGACATTACTTTGAAATCATTAGACCCAACAGGTGTTGAAGTTGAAAAGTGGTTCTTGGAACAATGTATGATTACAAGTATTGACTTTGGTGAGAATGATTATACGAATGATGAACTGACAAACATTACTTTGGAACTCCAACCTTGGAGATGCATCCTTAACTTATAAGAGGGTCACCCCCACCAAATCGACTCTCTTTATACGCAGAGTACGAAGCCATCCGAAATCGGGTGGCTTTTTTTATTCATTAAAAACTACACCAGTTGGTGTTATGGTGAAATTACATTTAATACATTGAATGGCTTGTTTTGGGACTGTGAAAATATCCAAAGTATTATTTTCTTCGTCCCACTTAAATTTCAAGTCAACTAATGTGCCGTCTTTCTTTAATTCCATTAGGCTCTGAACTACACCAATTATACTATTTGCTTTGTCGTTTGTCATAATATCAGTTTTGTGCTGCCAATTCAGCGATTCTGTCAGCTATTATCATATTGGCGTAATAACTTCTGTCCTTGGTTTCAATGATTTCGTAATTATCGTTATTATGACTGAACCAAACCACATATGATTTACCAAGTTTAATTCCTGTGTTCTTTTCTATGATTAATTTATACATTGCGAGTTGCAAACTGTAGATTTCCAAATCACTGTCTTCCAAAATCTGTAACTTATCACTAAAATGTCTAGACTTCATTTCTTTGTCGAACTTCTTATTGGTTTTCCAATCCCAGATTTGAAATTCTTTCATTCTCACGTTATAAAATAAAATATCGAGCATTCCACCGATTAACGAATCACTATCATATACAATCATCTCAGTTCGTATCGGAATCAGCTTTTCCTTGACATCATTATAGAAATTATCAACATGTCTTTTCGTAACCTCATATTCAGGGAGCACGGGGTCAAAACCGAATTCATCGAGAATCCATTGTTTTGGGTATGGGAAGACTTTGTTTAGGAATAGATTTTCGGCATAATCATGGATTGCCGAACCCTTCATAGTGCCTTTTTTGTTTATGAACTCCCATGCACGTAAAACCTCTCTCTGTGAGATGCCATATTCATCAGCTTTTACCTTCGACCAATAATCTTCTTGAAATTCTTCTTGATATTTGTGGAGAATCGTGGTAACACTAATCAATTCCTTGCCATTTACATAATATTTATGTGGGTCATCATGATATGTGACACCATTGAAAGTCGTGAATAGTTTATCTGGAACATTAATAGTCATTAGCGCAAATATACAACTATTTTAGTTAGTCACAATGTTTTTTTGGATAATTTGCCCAAGTTGTAGTTCTTCGAGTTTCTTTATAATAGCATCCTTATCGGCTTGAATTCCAGAATAGGGGTGAATGTGATTAATCAATGCCGTTCTAATAACCTCTAAGGCTTCGACTAAGACATCTGCACGAGCTATTGGGTGTCCTTCTTCGAATATCCTTGCTCTGTCCTCTGGTGTGACTCTAGCTGCCTTAAAACGAGGGTTTCCTTCATGAGTGATTAGCGCAATCTTATCACTCATTAATATTGAACTACTCTGATACTTATCTTCATTTCCATCAATAGGTTCGAAAACCATGTTAAGACTTGCGGGATTATCTGTATTGAGTTTCAGAACGTCTCCGTGTTCATGTTTCCCTGCTCTAATGTGGACTTCATTTAATCTTAAAACCACATCAGCATTTACTCTACCAACAATAGCAACATCAGTTTTTGAGGGATATACGCCATCGGCATCAGGATAGGTGCTCGGTGCTTTTTCGGGTTTTGTTAACCCAAGATTTGTTGTTGAAAGTGCCGTGAATCTCGAATCATATTCGATTTTCTGTGGTTGACTAATAACACTTCCAAGCCAAAACCTACTTCTTTCAGGAAATTTCATGTCTTCAAGAAAGATTCTAACCATTTCACCAACACGTGGATAAATATGGAAGAATTTCGGCAATAATGGATAGCTCCAAGGTAAGTCTTCATCAGAAGTTCTATTATCAAGCTCTGGAATCCTAACCTTAATTCTTCCACCATCGGTTTGGTCGTCAATACTAATGACTTCACCATAGAAAATCGTTCTGTTTCTAACGATACTAGCGTTTTCCTTCTTATTAGGATTGCTTGTTTGTATGATTGGTTTATCAAATCCCATTATTTTGCCAATATTTCAACTATTTTCACGTAATTTTCTTCGAGTTCCTCAAGTTTTTTTGCTTTCTCATTAATGCTAATTTCGAGTTTCTCCATTTCATAGGTATCTGCAATAAGTTCTTTCTTCAACCTATCATGCATTTCCTTAATATCGTTCCCCATTTTTTGGAGTTCAATTGGCGTATGTTTGCTTAAATCTTCCATTATTGTGCTACCCCATAACCTTTTGTAAATGTTATTGTTGAACCGAACACAGATACTGGTCCTGTTGGCGAAATACCTGCTGCCGTTAATGTTATCCCAGGTGGCACTGCCACACTGATAATCATATCTTGTTGAATGGCTTTAACTATTTCTTCAATCCTGATTCGTTCCATAATTTCATCGGGATTGATACCACCTGAAGGTAGTGCGCCAACAGGAAGTCCTGCTTCAGATTTTCTTGCAATAATACGAGAAGCTATCTTGGTTGGTGACAAACCAGCACGCAGAGGCACACCTATTAATATAAGTGGTGTGGGCACAGGTGGTGGTCCACCAACTGATGAGAGACTCAGAATTTTATCAAATCCCCCAATAATTGCTTCAATACTATTGAAATTGATTGCCATATTATTTCAATTGTTTTAGTTTTTTAATACTAATCCATTTCCATCCAATGAACAATCTCGTACATACTCTTCTAAACCAATTTGGTTTTGAAGTTGTTGCTAGTTGCGTGCCAGTCTTATCACCATCGATAAGATATACACCAACAAACTGTTTGTTTAATTTTTGGTCAACTATCATAATTTTAAGTTATTGCGTTTGTGACAGTACCTGCCACATCTTTTATTTTTGCTAATGCACCAGTGAGACTTATAATAATATCACTGTATTGATTTATTTTTTCCTTAATTACTCTCTTTATTATTGGTTTAAGTAATTTTATTAGATAAGCAACTGCGATTGCGAATATAAATGCAGCAATTGCTGCCATAACCTCTTTTGACATGCATTTTATCATTGTCTTGAAGTTCTTCATATCATTACTCGCTTTATCAATTAAAACCGTTCCGTTATTCTGTAACGAACTCATCATCCCAAGCAATGCTCTTACTTGAGGTGCTGCCGTTACTGCGAATAATATCTGCATTGTAAATATTTTAATTATTCTTTGAAAGAATCCGTCCTTAATCGTTTGTTTATTTTCAGTTGTTAGGTCTTCTGTTGTTGTGCTTCCACTTGTACTTTCCTCAATTGTCGCATCAAGTTGGTCACCAATATAGAAGGGGTCCGTTGCACCAGATATCGATGTAATTAATTTACTGAAATCATCAAACTGTAATTCAGCAGGCATTAATCCACATCCCATATCATAATTAACGACACCGTTAGCAAGTTCTTGTGCCTTTGTAAGTAGTTCTTCGTATTTCTCAGGTGCGATTACAAATGCATTATCTTCATCATCAAGAACCTGATTAAGCATGGTTTCAACTTGTAGTTCCTCATATAGTTGTTCCTCTGTCTTATTTTGTTTACTTGCGAGTGTGCCATAAATACTATCCATAACTGTACTCGTGATTTCTTTCTTATCAAGAAGTTTAACATCATCAAGATAATCACTGAAAAAGTCACCGATATTACCTGTAAA